TAGATGGTAAACTTATTATTGACTTTATAACTAACTGATGACTAAGCCGCGAAAAAGACAGGGAGAGATTGTCCACTCTTCCGTATGGAATCCTAAGAGTAAGAAAGCTATAGGAGAGATGTTTGATCTTGGCGCATCAATTGTTGAGGTCTGTAAATTTTTGGGGATTAATAAGTCTACTTGGTATAGATGGCTTAAGGATGAAAGGAAGAAAGATTTTCAGGAAGCTGCAGAGTTAGGTCTTGAATCTTCTGAAGCTTATTGGGTCCAGCTCGGCAGGGACAACATAGAGAATAAATCATTCAATACAGCGCTATACTCTTTTCTAATGGTTAATAAATTTAACTACAGGTCTGCTTATTCTAAGCAGGAGAAAGAGATTAAGGAAGTTAAAGAGCATAAGATAGAGGTCAAGAAGTCCGTTGACATTGGAGCTATACTTGAAAAGCTAGAAGCTGATTTAGTCAAGGAGCAGGTACATTAATGAACTTTAGTCACTTAAAAGATGTAGGGGAATCATATTCCTCTCATATGGTTTTTAGTTTAAAATTATTTTTAATGCTAAGTGTTTTAGCATACGCTGCTCTTATTCACGCAGTGGTTCCTTTCTTAATGGTCAATACAGTTTCCAAAAGGATTGACAATATACAAAATGCTCTAGCAAGCAGGAGTTAGTATATGCCCAAAGTAGCTAATAAAAAATTTGCTTATACCGTAGCTGGAAAGAAGAAAGCTAAAGTATATGCTGCAAAGACTGGTAAGCAAGTTAAGAAGTCACCTTCCAAGATTTATTGAAATGTCTTTTTAGAAATGGGATATTTAAAATTAGTTGTTCTATCTTTGTGGTTGGTTTTTGCTTTAGATGAGGCTCAGGCAGAAAAGGTAACTATATTTCGCTCAATTGTATCTCTTCAGGTTCTATGCACTTCGGGTGGTCCTGGATTACTAATAGAGCAGCTTCTTGAAGATTACAATGAGAAGCCTGTTCATGGAATGGATTTGAGCACTCCAACTGGTGTAGATATACAAATGTATATCACAGAGAATAAAAACAATCCAAGCAGTACGTTCTTGCTCCATAATAAGAAAGCAAATAAAACTTGTATCTTCTGGTCTTCTTTAGACTATCTGAGAACAATTGAAACAGAGAGCCTTCCGGCTAAAACACCAGAGGATAAAACGGATGCCTGAAGAAAAACAGAGCGGAACTTGGCATATGTCCAAGAGTCTCAGTCTATCACACTTATTTACCACTTTGGCTATTGCTGTTGGGTTCTTTACCTACGTTGCTGATATAGAACAAGGAACTGTGATCAACTCTATGGATGTAAAAAGCCTGTCTGAAAGAATGGATAGGACAGAGGCTAGGCATAGCGAACAGTTCAGTGAAATTAAAGATATGTTAAAGTCATTGTCTATAAAGATAGATAACTTATCGATAAGAAGGGAGAGGTAGGATGAAACCAGCACAACGAAATATGAGCGCTAAAGCTAAAGCTGTACGGGCTAAACATAAAGCTAAAGTACACGCCTCTCCAGAGTGGGCTAAAAAGAAGGCGGCGGTAAAGGCTAAACATGCTGCACTTGTGAAAGGGGCGAAGGGAGTCGGCGGTGAAGGCTCTATAGGACCAGTAAAAAAACCCTCGAAAGGGCCAACTAAGCCTCCCAAAGGAGGTCTTGGTCGCGGTGGTCCCTCTATAGGAAAACCTATTACTCCTCCTTCTGACGGCCCTCCTGGCGGCGCTGGCGGTGGTATGGGTGGTAAAAGTCTTGCACGAGCCAAACCAAGGCCTTCTAAGGCAGTTAGCTACAAAAAGCCTAAAGTCAAGAAGATTAAGGTTTAGGAGATAAGATATGGGATGGGGCAATAATGATGGCAGTGCAGATGTAGACGGCGGCGCAGTAGGAGGCACGGCTGGAAATGCCTCTGGCCCTGGCCCAGGCGAAGCAGAAGGAACTGGCTTTGGCGGAGAGATTGGAGGCTATAGCGGATATGGTGGAGGTGCCGGAGTAGGTCCTCACGGTACACAAGCTGCAGGCCCAACCATGGGGATGATGGATCAGGCTGCAGATATGAATGCCGCAGCTCTGTCCGGCGGTCTAGTTGATTCTGCTGGTGGAATGGAATTTGGTGGTCAAGGCGCAGTAGGAAGCCAAGGTAATATTGCTGGGTCTCAACATGCAGGAACAGCTGGTGATTCATTCTCTGATGCGGTTGCCGCGCTTGATGCTGCAATTGGAAGCATGCCAAACCTTGAGTCGGTTGCACCAATCGCGCAGGCAGCTGTCGGCCCATCTACAGGACTACCAGGCATGGGTTATGCAGAGGGCCAGATAGCAGCTCCAGGAATGGAGGCTTTTGGAGGTTATGGGCTAGAGGGGGCAGCCCCAGGTATTGGCGCCTTTGGTGGCTATGGCCCAGGAGGATGGGGCGGTGGAACAACTCAGGGTGGTGTAGCCGCTCCCGGAATTGGAGCTTTTGGAGGTTATAGTGCAGATCCAGGGCTTGAAGCTTTTGGAGGTCTAGGGACGCAACAAGGACCTGGTGTTGGGTATGGTACTGGAGCTTTGGGAGAAATGGGAAACCCAACGAACACGGTTGACCCTGGGCTGCAAGCTGCTAATGCAGCAGCTCTGAGTCAGTCTCAAGGACTTACAGCAGATGTAGGTTGGGCTGGAGCCGGGACTCCAACTAACGTTGGTAACCCCATGGGATACGGAATGTATGGCGCTCCCGCAACAGCAGCTGAAGAGGGAAGTCTTGATGGTATAGCTCAGTCAGCTCAAGATCAGAGATCAGCAGCGGCTCAAACTATTGGGAATATAGAGCAAGAATCTGATAATGCATTTGACGTCTCTCAGTACGGTCAGTTATCTATGAATCAGCAGCAAGCTCCTGGACGCACAGATGCAGAGGGTGGTGGACCGATTGGAGCCGCTAATATGTCACAAGCTGAAGCAGATGCTTTGGATGGATGGTCTGGGGGCCTTCAAGCTACTGGACAAGATATAGATACAGAAGACGAGAACGAAGATTACTCTGGTCTACCAACAGGAATGACAGCAGAGCAAACTAATATGATAGTTGCTGGACTAAAAGATGCTGAGACAGGAAAAGGATTTGCGTATGCGCTTAACGAGATGGCGAGGGCTGCTTTAGGGTTACCGCCGAGTACTCCAGAAAGCAGAATGAAAGATGCTTTGTCAAATTATGACGCTCAAGGCCAGCAAGAAGCAATGGAGATGGATGTCTCTACTGGTGAAGATGATCGCACAAGAAGGGCCAAGCTTCAAGCTGTTAGTGATTTTAGGAAGAAGTACAAATGGGCAGCTAATATGTCACCTAAAGAGATACAAGCATACATAGATAATCCAGCCTTATTGAATTTGAAAACAAGTAACGAGCAAATGAAATCTATGGACCCAAAGAATATGACGGCAAATGATATTCGTCAGCTCTGGTCTCCAGCTATGTCTGCGTAAAAAGCATGCCTATACAGAAATGCAAATTAAAAAATGGCACGTCTGGATGGAAATGGGGAAGCAAAGGAAAGTGTTACGCAAATAAAAAGCAAGCTGAAAAGCAAGCGTCTGCTGCGTATGCTTCAGGTTATAAAAAGAAGTAATGCTTCCTAAAATATCTAAGACAGTAATATCGACAACACCAAATTCAGAAACGGCAGAACAATTTGCTCATTGGGCTCAGACTGCCGAATACGATAAAGTTGTTAAAGCATACGCTAGCTGCCATGATGATCCTCATATTGATGATAGCTTTATTAGGACTTTGGGTCAGCTTGATAGGTATTACCTTGGTGTGTTTCTGTGCAATAGGCATGATATGCTTCATCCTTGGATCTATGAAAGGTGCCGTGAGGTGGAATCCAATAGGGATAGTCATCTAGATTTATGGGCTAGATTCCATTATAAAAGCTCTATAATAACCTTTCTTGGATGCGTTCAAGAGGTATTATGTGATCCAGATATAACAATAGGTATACTTTCTTTTTCAGCAAAGCAGGCAAAGCCTTTCTTAAGGCAGATTATGCAGGAGTTTGAAAGCAACGAAAAGCTTTTAAAGCTGTATCCTGATATTTTATGGGATAAACCAAGAACTCAAGCTCCTAAATGGGCTGAGAACGAAGGCCTTTGCGTTAAAAGAAAGTCTAATCCTAAAGAACAAACAATAGAAGCTCATGGATTAGTTGATGGGCAGCCTACTGGTAGACATTTCCAGCTAATAGTGTACGATGATGTTGTTGTTCAGGAAGCGATAACAACTCCTGAGCAGATATTAAAGACAACAACCCAATGGGAGCTGTCTCTAAACCTTAGTTCAACACATACTCCTAGGTTTCAGTATGCTGGCACAAGGTACTCGTATGGAGATACATACGGTACTATCCTGCAAAGAGCTGCTGTAAAACCAAGAATACATCCAGCTACAGTGGACGGTAGAATGGATGGAGATCCAGTCTTTCTTGAAGAAGAGAGATGGGAAGAAATAAAAAAGACAACCTCTACATATATAGTAGCTTGTCAACAACTTCTTAACCCTATTGCTGGATCAGATGTACACTTTAAAGATGAGTGGTGGAGGGAGTGGGAAGTTAGACCTTACACAATGAATGTTTATATTATGTGTGATCCTGCCCACTCTAAAAAGAAAGCGTCGAATAGAACAGCAATGGCAGTTGTTGGTATAGACTCAAACTATAATAAGTATCTATTGGATGGCGTTTGCCACAGACTTTCCTTGTCTGAGCGATGGGATAATTTGAAGAAGCTTAGAGCCAAATGGAAGAGAGCTCCAGGGGTTAGAGAGGTAAAGGTTGGGTATGAAAGGTATGGGGCTCAAAGCGACATAGAGCATTTCAAAGAAATGATGCGTATAGAGGGAAGTTCATTTCCTGTATATGAGATAAACTGGGTTGGAGGTGGAGGAGCTCAGTCTAAAAAGGATAGAATCCAAAGACTAGAACCAGACCTTAAAGATGGTTCTTTCTTCTTTCCTTACCCAACAGACGAATCAAGGTTAACATCTAACCAGCAGGATATGATAGAGAAGAAACAGAAATTTCTTAACTCAAAGAAAATATCTTGTAAGGACGAAAACAATAAGATATACGATCTAACAAGTTGGATGAGAGAAAACGAATACAGATTATTTCCAACTATACATCCAGATTTTTTAGACGCTTTATCTAGAATATATGACATGGACCCAGCTCCCCCTATGTTGAGGAGAAGCCGAGTTCTTGAACCAATGGCAGAGGCTTCCTTTTAATGGCTAGAAAATTTAGAGTTGGAGGAAGGAAGCGATACAAGCCTATGCGACCAGCATATAGGATGACCAATGGAAGAATTTTTTATGAAAAGCGTGGGGATAACCAAGGTGCTTATGATGTTAAATTTCCATATGTCCAAAATTACTATTGGGTTGACGGGTACACGGTAGTAGATTAATTATGGCAAGCATTACAACAAGAGCGGGAAAGGGCTCACCATTAACCCACGATCAGGTAGATGATAACTTCATTAACCTTAATGATGGGAAACTAGAGTTGATACAAAATGTTACAGCTACTGGTGTAACTATGGATAAGAGTGCAGATTTTATTCTGTACCTCGACTCTGCATCCAACACAACGAAGAAAATACTAGCTAGTAATTCTAGCTTTATTGAAAGAGCTATGGCGCTAAAAGCTATACCAGATACTATTGAAGTATATACTGGAGATGGGATAGCTAGAATGGTTATCCCAAGCACTTTAAATGGACTATCTTTGAATTCTATAGCGGCCCATGTATTTACCGTGGGAAGTTCTGGAACAACTACAGTAATGCTTCATAATGAAACAGACGCTGTTGATATGCTTACAACAGTAATATCAATAGAAGTTTCAGAGAGCGATTCAATCACGTCTGGGACGCAACCAGTCATAAGCGCATCTAATACAGTAGCTACTGCAGATGTTTTAAGGTTTGATGTTGATTCTATTTCTACAGGAGCGAAAGGTCTTGAAGTTAGAATGACATTTCAATGAGTGATGATGTTGAGAGAGTTAATTTAGAAATACCAAATGAATATAGATTTTTAATAAACAACTATAAAAAATCCCATATAACACACAAGGAAAAATTTTATGGTTTTGCTTTGTGGAAAGTATTACATGCGACTAAACTTAGAACTATGGATATAGTTGAGTTTAATTTAAATATATAATTTTGGATATAAAAAAGGAATTGACTCGTCTGGATAAGACAATGCAATTAAGTATTGAAGAGAATAAATTAGATTTAATTTTAAGCTTCGAGCATTTAATGGCATACTATAAAAACTTATACGAGGACAATTTCTTAGGATTTTCTATTTGGAAGAATGCTATATTTAGCAGCTTGAGATCAAGAAGAAAGATAGAATACAGGAGAGATTGACATGGTAGAATGGGTAAAAGAAAACAAGATATTAGCTTTAATCGCATGCATAATAGCTGCTTCAGTTCTTTCGCAGTTGTTGGCTGGGTAATATTTTTAGCTGGATGTACGAGCCTAAAGAAAG